CAATGTTTGCCTTTACCACTTTCTCGTACGCCTTATACTGCCGTAACGTGATATCTTTAAGTTCTGTTGGTATTCTAATTTCGTACTCCATAATACTATAACGATTTTAAATAAAAGTTTTTAAAAATAAAGATAATAAAAAAAACCCCCACATTTCTGCAAGGGTTTATTTAAGTAGCTTATTTGGGTTTTCCATTTATACACTACTCCAACACGTCTGTTGTTTCTCTTTATAATAATTTTTTAAATTCTTTGTACTTGTCTTTTAAATATTTTCCCTCTTGCTTTTCTGCTTGTTTTGCCATTCTATAAAGTGAGGGTATATCTTCCAATAACGACCTTGCGTCCCACTCAATATCAATATAACCGTCTTCTGGATCATATCCTATTGCTCGTAAATGTACTACTCCGTTTGTTGAATGTAGTTCTACTGTTTTCAAAATAAAAAATTCTTTGCTCATTACATTATATTTATTAAAGTTGATTTTAAGATATCTAGTTTGCCGTAAATTTTTCTTTCAAGTGCCACGTTGTTATTTACCGTTGCCGCGGTTAAAAGCGCCTCTAAACGCCTTATATCCTTTTTTAGTGTGTCTGCCTGCGTTCTCATATCTAGTTTTCTAATAGTGTAAAAAGAGAACTATCGTATCGGTTACCCTCTCCCAGCGCCTGGTCCAGTCCATAAGATCCGTACGCGTCAAAGTTTGCAAGGTCCCCGGAACTCGCCAGGGCCTCTCTTACTAATTCTCTGGCCTGCTCTATTAGTTCAATCGCCTCTTGTATTTTTTCAGATTTACTCATTTTTTTGTCTTTTAAAGGTTAGTAATTTCTTATATATCTTATTTATTTAGTGCTTGTAAATATCTCATTCTGCTAGTAACTTGGCTTTTTGATAGCCAGCCGCTAACGTCATTTCTTTTATCTGTTACCGTACTTTTAACCTCAAAGCTTGAAACCCCGTTGCCGTACAAAAAATCTGGACCGCCTACTACTGATATGTAAGTGCCGTTGTCGAAATTTAGTAGTGCGTGTACGCCGCCTTTAACGTTTTTGTGTGATCTAAAATGTAAGTCTTTAAATGTTTTCATTGTTCTGTCTTTTAAATTATACCTCATTGTCTTAATATTTTAAATCCTCTAATTTTAACTTTTCCTCATAATCCCAAAAATCATTGCCATTATGCTCTTCTAAAATCTCATTAACAATATCAACGCATTTTTTAGCATCTATATTTTTATAGGTTGGGTTTAATAAATCCGAAATGTCATAACCATTCATAGCATAAGTTGCTACCATTTTAACGTATGCTCTTTTTGTAACTTTTAAATTCATAATATTGTCTTTTAAAGTTGTTGCTTTGTTACAACACTGTAAAAATAATACAAATAAACGGTTATACAAAATTTTTAATAACTTTTTTTAATTTATTTTATTAGCGTATAGCATAAGTGCCGTACTTGGGCCTACCCAGCTTATTAACTATTGAGTACCTCAACGCGTCGATTGCGTGGTTAAAGGCGTCCACCGGCTTATTAGTTAGCTGGCCGTTTTTATCCTCTATGTATTTATAGTTTCTTAACTCCTTAATCATATTAACGCTGTCCTGGGTTACGTTAAGCCTATACCGCCTTATCATATCAATACCCTGGTTAATTGCTCCCTTATATGTTGGCTTTGAGTTCCAGCCCATACGGTGTATTTCCTCTATACTCTTTGGCTCCGCACTATCGCACCAAATTTCATCGCGCCTGTCAAGGCCTATTCTTTTAAACTCGTTACCAATATCCTGGTTTGTCATTCCAGTTCTGTAAATTATTTCTCTGCAATACATATCATCGCCCTCAATATAGGTTTCTACCAGCGTGGTTGGATCATTGCTAAAACCAAAGTCTAGCCCCCGTCCTATCAGCGCCGCAGTCCTTGGTATATCAACAACCGTGTTAAACCTAAATATAAGGCTTTGTGAGGCCCCGCGCTCGCCCAAGCCATAAACCCTCCAATAGTTCTCGTCAATTCCTTTTAGCCTTTCTATTTCGCCTATAATAGTTTGATCTAAAAAAGGGTTATCTAAATACGTGGTTTGATAAAACTCCACATCGTCCCTTGGTAACACCTTATCATATATCCAGTGAAACTCCTCACTTGGGTTAAAGTCAATTACAATTTTTTCTGACGTCCTAAATACCAGCTGCTGCCAATCCTCAAAGTTTAACTCGTTTGCCTCGTTAATAAATAGCAGGTCCCTTTTACGCCCCCTAATTTTTTGCGGTTGGTCCAAAGAAATAAACTCAAACCTATTGCCGTTTAGAAAATACTCGCTGCTTGATTTGTTATGGAACTCCTGGTTATAAATTCCGTGGTCTTTTAATATTTCAAAAAAGTCCCTCATTGACGTGGCCCTTACAGCTGGAAACGTCTTGCGGCATATTGTAATAGTTTTTTGTTTATTATTATAAGAGTAAGAAAATATAAGCCACATTAAAATATTGTAAGTTTTACCGGACCTCGTGCCGCCCTGCTCTACTACAATCTTTTTTTTAGAGTTATCTAAATGCCTGTAGACCTTATTTGTTAGTATCTCCTTCATCTATAATTTTAATGCTAAACACGTTCTCTCCGTCTGCGCCCGTGATTTCCTGCCTTTCAACGTACCCTCGTTTCTTTCCTTTTGTTTTTAAGTAGAATATAGTTGCGGTAGTATTTCCTTTCAGTATTTGCTTATGTAGCTGGCTCTCCGCCATATCCAAGGTTACGTTTTGTAGGTCGTTGACCTGCCTCTTAAAATCTACGTCATCTTTTAGCCATTGATAAAATTGCGTCCTCCCTACTCCAACAGACTTACAGGCGGTTGTTACAATACCAAAGGACTTCTCCAGCGCCTCAATTACTTTCTTTTTATTATGTTCGGTTTGTTCGGCCATTTTTTTATTTTATTTTTAAATTATTTAAGTATAGGTGTTTTAAGTTTTAGTGCCAAGAGTCCGGAATATTTTCACCTGGCGCGTTTAGCATCAAAGAGTCCGGCCTATAAATATCCTTAACGTCTGTTGACGGCTCCCAAGTTGAAAGCCTAGCGTCCTGCGGCGATCTTATGATAACACCCTTTTTAATGTCTTCTAACGCCTTTTGCATAAGCCTTACGCCCATTGGCTGCAGCTCGTTCCTCCACAGCTTAACAGCCGCCTCTTTTGAGTTCATAGATAGCAAAGCTGGCTGTATAAAACAAAACTCCTGGTACGCGATGTCGCCCCTATCTATACCGGCGTTTAACCAAAACACTGTCCCCCCGGTTATTGCCTCCTTCATTTTTATTGCCCACTCAATAGACGACCTACCTCTGTGCCTCGGTAGTAGGCTTGGGTGATATCCTATCCAGCCCAGCTTGGGAATATAGCGCGTCCGTTTTCCTATATAGTCAAAGCTATGAGCGGTAATACCAAGGTCAACGTTTTTTGGCATTAAATCGGCGGATAAGGCCCCGGACGTAACAGAGGGTATATCCCACCTTTTAGCAATAGCAGAAATATACTTATCGCCAAACGGGTAGCAAACTCCTACAACCTCAACGCCCTCCATTTTAATACATAAATCTAGTATTTCAGCGCCGTAGTACTTTTGGCCGCTAATAAAAACTCTAATCATATTTACTTACTTTTATTACCTACATACTTAAACCCCTGCACCGCTCTAAAATGCCCGCCGTATCCGGATGTGCCACCCGACGCAATACTCTTTGGCTTACCCTTGTTTGACTTTGCTATTGAGGCCCCGGACTTTTTTTTATCTCCACCAAAAAGCACCTGGCTTTTAAGCACCCAGTTTTCACTTCTATTTAAAAACCCTATTAGCTGCGGGTGACTTGTGTGAAATATTGTGGGTAGCTTGTGACCTCTTCTACCATTACCTTGCTTATGATATTCCATAACTAGTTCTAAAAATTTTGTACCAACTCCTGCCCCCTGCCACTCCGGCATAACAACCAATCTTGTGGCCCTGTAGGCTCCCGCCGTAAACATAGGGCAAACCGCTATATGAGATACGAGCTCCCCGTCAACCGTTCCAATAAAGTACTCCGCCGCCGGAGGATAATTTAAGTCTAAATAATAATGCTCTTTAAAATACTTCCAGTAACTTCTGTCGACCTTCCAAACGTCCAGCTTGATCCTTGGTCGCTCTCCAATTTCGTTTTTTTTTTAACCTCCCCGGAGGCAGTATCTAAAACCCAGTCCGGCTGCACCCATTCTAAAATATCATAGTGGCAAGATAGTAAAACAATCTGCCTGTCCTTTGTTCTTTTAAAAGCCTTTGAAAATGCAAGAGCACCAATTTTTGCAATTTGCCTATCCACAACTGACGTAAACTCATCAACAATAACTTTACTTTCTCCGTCAGAAACTATACGCGCAAGGCCGGCTCTAAACTGCTGCCCGTTACTCAACGCGTGGAAAGGCCTTAACCAGCTGGGAACGTCACCCAGCCCAACGCTAGCAAGTAGCCCCGTAACAGAGTTAAAATCTCCCTCCGGGGATATATCGTCAACTATTGGCTTATCTCTACTCCAGCCGGAATATAAGTCCGCAATCTTACCACCGCCAAACAGCTGCTTTCCAATAGATGTTTTACCAGATCCACTTGGCCCAACTATTACTCCTATTTTCCAGTCGTCGCCCTCAACCGGCACATCTATATCAAGGTTAAACTCGTCCCCTCTTTCAGCGTTAAATAGTGACTTAACCCTTGCGGCTCTGTAGCTATTAAAGTTGTCCGTTTTATTTCTAATATTTACCTTCATATTTTTTTATGTTACAACAATTTTACATTTTAGCCCTTGGCCCGTTAAATCTTTAAAAACGCGCTCCTGCTCGGCCTCGTCCTTACATTCTGTAATAACCCCGTACTGCGACTTATACCCCACGCCCTCGTCGTTAAAATCTGGCGTTGGCTCGTATGGCTCGACACTATCTTCTGCGGCCTCCCACACGTCCATTCCCCATTCGTTTAAAAGTTCCGACTCCCACTCGTTACCCAAAACGTCCCAGTCCCACTCTCCAAAGGCAACGTTATCCTTTACTATAAACTCCTTTTGCTGCTCCGGCGTTAAGTCGCTTGCCTTAATAATATAAACGTCTTTCATTCCAATTTCAACGCAGGCCTTGTGCCTCATATTACCTCCTAATATCATCATATTTTCATCAACAATAATAGGCCTCAACTGTAGCATTTCCGGGAACTCCTTTAAGCTTTTTACCAGCTTGTGAAACTTGTGGTCCTTAATTATTCTAGGGTTTTCACTATTGTTTCTAATTTTACTTATTTTTACTTTTTGTATTTGCATAACGATTTTATTTACTTATTTTCAAAAGTTTTTATTTCCTCCAGTTTAGCCTCCTCAATTTTGTCTAGCTTTTTAGCGTACGTTTCGGCAGCGGTTTTAAACATTTCATTTACTGTTCTATCGTCTAAATTCGCAATAGTATGCTGTATGTACGTCTTCATATCTGATACACTAGAAACACCTATTACTTTTTTTAAAATAGCATCTAGCCTTTTATTGTACCTTGTATAAACGTCGTACTGCTGCAGCGCGTGATATATTGTTGCGTGGTTTGGTTTCCAATCTGAAACGGATCCTATTTTCCTGGCAATTTCTGTTAGGCCCATATTTCGATAGTTGTAAAAGTAGTTTATTAAAACCGACCTTGCCTCAATATACTCTCGCTTTCTGGTCTGCTTAAAAAAGTCAAAACCAAATTCCTGTTTAAATTCGTTTGCTATTTTTTCAAAATCTTTTATCATTACAATGTACCTTTAATTATATAATTGTTTAATTCTGGCTCTGGTTGCTGATAGAAATATTCTTTATACGTTTCAATTCCCAACTCTACTTTTTGTTTACCCTGCAAATAAAACTGTTCGCTTACGTCCCATATCCCAATGTCAAGTGATCCTTTGTCTACAACTAGAAACTTAAAATCTTTATAGTCTACATTAAACAAATTGCAATATAGAAACACTTGAACGTCATAGCCGTATTTTCGTGCTGAATAAGCAAACCCTTTTATATCACTGGTAGTCTTAATGTCGCAAATCCTGTTATCGCCTAAAATGTCTGCCTTACCACGAAATGGCATACCTAACACTTCTCCCAACACAGGTACTTCAAATTCACAATCCGCCATTAATTGAAGTGCATACTCGTTTTTTAGTATTGCATCTGCTACTCTTTCAGCATCTTGCTTTTCTTTTTTAGTATAAACAGTTCCAAATTCTGCTTTTGCATCTTTATACGCTTTTGAGTTTTTACTCAATACGTCAACAAAATGAAATTGATCCCATTTTTCTGGCTCTAGTATTAACGTATGCAATAAAGTTCCGTCTCTTAATCCTTGACTTTCTGCGTGTCCGTATTTATTAATAAAATAGTATTTCTTTGGACTATCTACAAGCAGCTTAATACTGCTACTACTTAACGCTAATTGGTTTAATTCGCCATAGTAAAATTCGTCATCATACATTTTGTTTTTAATGTCACAGTAATCGTGCTGCTTATTATCTAATAGTGTTATCTTCATAATTTAAAATATTTGTCTTTTACATTAGACCACCAAGATTGTAGTCTATTAAGTCTTATAAATTCTTCTTGCGAAAATACGTGGACGTGTCCTTTTTTGTCTATATGCGTCCAAATTCCTGTTTCTAATTTATTAAATCTCTTCATTATCTTTTTTGTATAAATGTTCGTGTATCTCTCCCTCGATAGCCATATAGCACATTTCACATTCGTGTGGCTCTGATTCTCCTTGTTCAATTTCATCTAGTGCTAATTGAAACAAATCTTTTATCTCGTTTTCTATTCCAGGAAACTCTTGTATCATTGCTAAACAATGGTTTGATAATTGGCCTAATCTCATAACATTGATGCTTCAAAACAAGTTCCAGAACATACAGATCCCTCTCTCTCAACAGGTGTTCCACATTCAGTGCATTCAAATTCTCCGTCCATATCATATGCAGGGTTTCCATAATCTACTATTTCCATAATTCTAGTTTTTTATTAAAGTTAGGTTATAATAATTTGCTACATAATTAATGTGCTTCTGGGTTGTCATAGACCAGCACCCTAATTGGATCAAATCGTTTCCGTCTTTTTTAGCTACAATAGTTGAATAACTCCAAACGTTGCTTCCGTCTATTCTTAAATTTTGCTTGTACTTTGGTAATGTTGTCATAATTTTGTCTTTTAATGGTTATTAATAGTTATAGTTATTCTTTAAAATAAAGTCCGTTAGGTTGCACGTAAAGTGCCATATCTTGTTTTTCTAGTAATACAAGGTCTCCAGTTTTATATACAAATTCAAATCCTTGTCCCTTTAATCTGTTTACGGTGCTTTCTTGTTTTGATGTCATAATTTTGTCTTTTATTGTTATTAATACTGTAAAGATATTAAAATATTTCAATAAAACAAGGTTTTGTTAATTTTTTTTTTACAAACCACAATGCCCACTATCACATTCGTTAAAGTCATCATCGAATAGTTCTGTTTGTGTTTTCCATTTGATAATATCTTTATACATTATATCGCTTCTCCATTTACTTTTGTTTGTTTCTTGGTCTGCAAACCATTTCATTTTTTTAGGATGTTTATCACTCATCTTTTTTAAAAGTAGAGGACTTCTCCACCAACATCCAACACAATTATTCATATAAGCAAATCGTACATCTTTATCTTTCCAAAACTCTTCTATTGTATCTTTATAGATATTATCATTAATTAATGGAAATTCTGGTTTACAGTATTTATAAACTCCCCAAGAATTACGACCATCTTTTAACTTTGTGAAAGTTGTTTTAACACTTGTAAAACCATCATCATCTGTTTTATCCATCATTTTAATTGCTCTTTTTGTTTCGTTTGCACGATAACCAAAACGCATTATTACTGGCTCTTTTACTTCTTCATACATCCAATGTAATATAGGTATTGTTTTTAATTCAGTAGTACAATACCGAGCCATTTTATTGGGAAGATATTTAGTTCCTTTTTTTGTTTTTATTATTGTATTGTCAAATGTTTTACCACTTACCCAATCAATCTTTGAACCAATATACTGCTCTAAATCAAGCATAGTGTAGATAATCATATCTTCTTCAAGAGTTCCTATAAACTCAACTCCTAATCTGTCAGATACTTCTTGTCTTATCTTTTTGTCTGGGAACATACAATTTTTATCATCTGTTCTAACCAAAGAAAACACATTGTAATCAGCCTTATAATTAGCAGCGATATAACTAGATGTTTTTCCTCCGCTTAAACTGTTAACTGTTTTCATTTATTAAATTATATTATTGTAAGTTTTTTAAAAGTTTTAACTCTTTTCTTAATCCTTCCATTTCTTCTTCTGCTTTTCTGGATCTTAATACGGCTCTATTTTTATCTGCTCTATATTGACTCATCGCTTTGTCATACATTTTACGATCCTGTTGTAGGCTATTTACATAAAAAAATATTCTCGCAATAGCCTTTGACATTTCTGTTAAGGTAGGAGTTTCCTTTTTCTTACATTGGTCAAGAATAAGAGTACTCAACATTTCAATATCTGTCAAGTACTCCATATCTTTTAATAAGTCAATTTTAGCGAACATCTGTGTAGTCTTCTAAAAGTTCCTGCTCCCCCTTTGCCTCCTGCAGCTTTTTTTCAAACAGCTCTATCAAGCATTTTGCCTTTTCTACTTTTTGAGTATGGTAATCTAAATCCCACCTTGCGTCTTTTAACTCTTTCTCTATAATTGTGATTAAACTTTCATTCATAATTTTGTCTTTTAAGGTTTATATTATTTTAATGTTACAAAATGTCTTTTTTCTCTGTCTACAAATTTGCACCTTGATAGTGGCACAGTAATTTGTGGCCTAGTTTTAAGCGTTACTTTGTTGTTTTCAATTTTTAGTACTGATAAAATAGTTCTCATTTTTTGTCTTTTAATAGTTATTTATAAAGCAAATATATTAAAATTTTTTAATAACTAGGGTATTTTTTTATTTTTTTTTAAATAGCCGTCCCAAACACCTTTTTTTTCTGGCACCATATAATCAATAACGCTTGCATTACTTTCCTTTAATAGGTACACCTCCTTTGATATTCTGCCTTTATTCCAGTTTGTGGTGGCCGGGCAGTCTTTATTTAAAACCTCCAGCTCTTTGAGCTTATCCAACCAAAACCAGTAGCTCCCTTTCGGATCTGAAACAAAGTATATTTTTGCAACGTCGCCCGGTAAAGACATTAACAGGTCGTACTTTTTTTTTTCAATCATTTTAGTTTCGTAATATTTGGTGCGAAACTTCATCTCTACCACACACTTATTACCTTTCGGAGTATAACCCATTGCATCATAAGGTAAATTTTTCTTACCTACCCAATCTAATTTCCAATTATCAAAAGTGTTTAAAAATAATACAAACGCTTTTTCAAACTTATTTGTTTTCGTTATTTGATTCATACAAGTCATCTATTTGAGCAATCCATTGTTTTATAACTTTTGGATTACACGTGCAAGGTTTATAAAATTTATGATTAAAATACTTGGAATGTAATTGACAAACTAACTCAAATTGATTTCTGTTTAAAGAGTGTTTTACTTCTGACTGAAATTTATACCAGTCTAACTTGTCTTCTTTTACCATAGTTCTATGTCGTTCCATTGTTCCTGTCTTTTTTTACAACCACAATCTTCAATGCCAAATCTTTTTTTAATTACATTAACTAAAAATTGAATACCTGTGTAGTATGTTATTCGTTCTACTAGATTACCCAACTTCATTTTAAAAGGTCTTTTATAGGGTTTAAATCTTTGTTTTTTATCTCATAAGTAGTACACTTCAATATTGTAACCGTTCCGTCGTCCCGGTACCTCTTTGTGCCCTTTTTAAACTTCTCCGCCCTATCAAATAGTTCTTCCTTTGTAACCCAGCCACAAACCGTTATTTCGCTCTTTTTTTTGTTTAGAGAAGTAAAGATGTAAATATCGCATTTAAAGTGCTTTTGCAGCCCGTTAAAGTTGTGTACATAATCGGGCCTCATATCCACATTTCTGCCCATAGTTTTAACGTCAGCTTTAAGGCCGTTAATCTCCATATCAAAACCGCCGTCAAAACCCTCACTAAATTTAAATGGTATTTTGAATAGTTGATGCACTTTCATTTCTCCAAGAAGTCCGATATACTGGTGTACCTTTAAGCCGTCTGCCACCCCCCTGTTAGCCACACTATTTGTTCTTAAATAATCCCAGACCTCGTTTTTTTCATTTTCTGATATTGTTACCCTCATTTTTCTAGTTGTTTAATTAATAATTTTTTTATTTTTTTAACCGACCTATATATGGAATAATAGTCTATACCGGACCTATTACTTAATTCCAGCATTGACTTATTTTCTACAAACACCCAGTCATAAATTCTTTGATCGTAAAGGTGCCAGCTGCTAATTTCAATCTTAACCTTATTTAGCCTATTATGGTAGTCAAATGATATATCTGACGCCGAAGGCTCATAAAGCGCTAGGGTTTCCAGGGCCACGCTTTTATGCTTTTTCTTTTTTACTTCGTCTAAAAATAGGTTTCTTAAAACCTTAAAAATAAAATAGTAATTAACCTCCGCCTCGTTATACATAAGCGTTTTGTCGTATTTACCTTTCCAGTCGTAAATTTTTAAGTACATATTTTGAACAATATCTTCTGCATTTTTCGCACCAAATGACTCAACTATTCTAGTCCATTTCTTGTGGTCCCTTGCTATTAAAGATATTACCTTATTCATTTTCTTTTTTACTTTTTTCTTTTGGCTCTATTTTGTTAACAATATGATGAATGCTAATATAAATTTCTCCTATTGCCTTTTCAATTCTTTTTAGTCTTTGCTCAATACTATACTTTTTTGGTGCTTTCATTTTTTTTTGGTCTAGCATAAAATGCCATTCTGGTTTTATCATTACTCAATTAACGGTTTAAATTCCTCTTTTATTGGCTTTTCTAAAATAGGCTGCCCGTCAATTTCAAAGCCCACATTTCCAACAATACTGCGAAACCGTATAGGCTCGTCAATAGATGTAGGCTTTCCTCCGGTTTCAATTTCCTTAACCTTCCTAACGTGTATATGGCTCTGCATCCAATCTGCCGGGTGCTGGATATACCTGTGTATTACAACGAAATCGTCAGCACGATTGACAAATTTACCGCCACCCTCAACATCGCTTGCCATTGGTGGAATAGGATGCCCCGCATACTCGTGGCCCACCGGGTGCTTTTGTCGTAATGCGGCAGTGTTTGCGTGTGTGTTTAACCAAGTACTGACGTTATACGTTTTGCAAAACTTTCTTATTTCAGTTGTTGCCTGGTAATCGTACTCGTGGCCGCCTAAACTTTTCATTATACTTGGATCCTTTATTAAGCTATTATAAGGATCAATTAGCAGGCCGCCGTAGTCCCAGGCCTTTTTGTAGCTAGTTGCAAGCTCCACAATATTTCTGTACGTGTATAAGTTATTATTATCAACCACCTTAAAAAAGTCATTTATGTAGCCCATTTGTTTTTCAAACGCCGCCTCTGTTACCTGCGTTATTGGCTTGTGCTCTAAAAATTCTACTAGCTTTCTATAAATAGAATGTGGCTCGTTCTCGCTGCTAAAAACTAGCCACCTAATATTAAGCCTTTTAGCGTACAATAACATTAGGTATAAAATTACCGTTGTTTTACCAACGTTAGCGTGTCCAAGTATTACATTAAAATTCCCCTCTTTGAATCTTATGTAATTATCAATTTCCGGTATTCCTACTTTTTTACCCTCTGTTATTTCTCCAGTTCGTATCTTATTTAATTTGTCTTTTACTTCGTTTAAATTTATTAGCATAATTTTGTCTTTTAAGTTTGTATAAATGTATTAAAAATTTTTGATAAAAAAAAATGATATAAAAAAAAGGGTAACGTTATCAAATCGCTACCCAATTTTATGGTATTAAAAAAACAGTTTACCACGGTAAGTCATCTTTTGCCACTTCTCTACTCGCCAGGTGGTCCTCAACCGGGACCTCCGCCTTTCGCGTTGGTTTAAAGGTTGATAGCGCGGCGTAAAGCTTACCCCCCTTACTTTCACACACCTGTATTTTACCATAGCCCTTATTGGCCTCAAACACGTCTTTATGGGTTACCAGCAACTCCGCTAGTTGATCCACCTTAAACGCTAACTCCATTTTTACCCACTCAACGTTTCCGTCATTGATAAACATTCCTTTTATTAATTCACTTGATTTACTCATATCTTTAATTTTTAATTATTTGTGGTTTGCTTGATACTGTTTTTTTGAAACTTTCGCTTTCATCTTCTCCAAATACTCCGAGTTCATAAAATCCTGTAAGTTTTAAAACGGCTCTACTCATTGCTCGCTTCTCTGCCATTTCGGCAACATACCAGCTGTTAGTGTTCCCGTCTTTATACCCCTCTCCTTTTAGCGCACTGCCGAATGTTTGAATTACTGCCTCGCCTTTTTGGGCAGTCGCTTTAAAAACAGAAAAAGCAGGCTCGCATCTTATTACGTCATAATGTATTTGTATTTGTGCAACCGCCTGTATTTTATCTATCCCCTGTCTTGTAATTATGGTATAGTGTTGGTGCTTAAAAAAGTCGTCCTTTTCTAGGTTATACTTTTTGTATAACTCAATTAACTTGTCTTTTTTCATTTGTTTTGATTATAAAGTTCTACTAGGTTAATTTCACTCTGCGCCTCTAAAAACTCAACGCGCTTTTGCAAGGCGTCAATTCTAAAAAGCAAAAATTCTTGGTTTTGTTCTGCCGACCTAAAACGCGGCACGTCTTCTGAATGTGTCATAAAGTTGTCTTTTAAATTAATATTAGGTAAATATATTAAAAATAGTTGATAAAAAAAAATAAAAGCAAAAAAAAAGAGCTGACTAATAGCCAACCCTTAATTCCATTACCCTAATAGATAACTTTAAAAGACAATCAAAGATAATCAAATTTTATAAACCTGCAACTTTTTTTTCGTATAAGTCAATTATAGCTAAAAGATCGTTATTATCGTACTTAACCGTTTTGCTACTTAAATTGTTTAACTCCTCCGCCAGGCCTTGTTTTATATGGGCGTCTAAATTTTTACCAAAGGTGTACTGCTCCCCGTACCTAAAAACATTGCAGCCGGCACACTGTACCTGGCAGTTATCCTCGCTCCACCTGGTTGAGTAATGCCTGCGGCTCATAAAATGCCCGCATTGTAAGCTTTTCCAGTGATCGCGTTTTCCACAAGTAAAACACTCGGCCACGCCGCTGTCGTCCGCATTTCTTTGCCTTATAAATTTAGAAAAAATGGCGTCCGCTTTTTTAATTAGTGAGCTTCTTTTTGGTTTTTTACTTTTCAAAAGTTCTTAAATATAGGTCTCCAGACCTTTTGTCAAATTCTTTTATTGCCCTGTAGATGTAAACCGAATTACTTTTGACTGTTTGCCTTTCCGCTTTGGTGGAGTCTTTGCCTAAATTAGTATATTGACCGCAGTCAATTTCTAGCAGCCTATCTTCTTTTTGTTTTGGGGTATAAGTCTTATAATTTTTTATTTTGTCTACTTTACTTCTAAACAGTATTTGTGCCGTATCCATATAAAAATATCTTTGTAATTTTTTTTAAAAAAAATTTGTTAGTAAAACAATTTGCGTCAAAGGTATATAAAAAAATTTTAATAATCAAGCTATTTTTTTGCTATGACAATATTTTTTGAAATTTTCTCTGCACTACGCCCAACAACGTACCCTCCAATTCCTAGCTGTAATAAGTTCCAGAACTCGTTTTCTAGTGGCGGTATTGGTAGCTGAAATAGCGGCGCAATAAATTTTACATATATTACAATAAACCCAAATGCCAGCATAAGTATTGGCCGCCAGGATCGTTGTAGCCAGTTACCGTTTGCCTCTGTTACTATAATTTCTGTTTGTAATTTTTGTAACTCTAGTTGCTGCTCCTGTAATACCTTAAAAACCTCGTTCTTTGCCTTAATTCGCTCTTCTTCTGACGTAAATAGATTGTCTATGACTTTACCTATTTCTTTAATTACGCCACCTGTAAACCAATTTAGTATTTTATTCATTACCAACGTATTTGTATTTGTATCATTCCAAAGTATAGATTTATTTCTTCATATTCAAAACCCTCTTCTGGTTCCATATATCCAATACCCAAAAGAAATGATTTAGGAAATAGTACTATTATATTAAACTCGTAATTCATATCTTAAAATTGATCTGAAATCCATTCATACTCTTCTCTTGCATCAAAACTAGGACACATCTTATCGCTAAAATCTCTATGTCCGTAAATTTTTGCTTTTGAATATAATATTTTTAAATAACATAAAAGTTCCTCTAACGTTTGTTTTTGTGCTTCATTTCGAGTGTCGTGCCAGGCGTTATCCGATCCCAAACCTCCTGCATAAGCAACTCCAATACTGTCAAAGTTTTGTCCTTTACTATGTGCACCTGTTTTTTCAATCGGTCTGCACTCGTGCACCTCTCCTTTTAAATCTATAAAAAAATGATAGCCAATGTCAGACCAACCCCTTTCTTCAACGTGCCATTTTCGTAGATCCTTAACTGTTACATCGTGGTCTCTTTGTGTAGCCGTGCAATGAACTATAATTTTATTTATTTTTCGCATATACAATTTTTGCAATAATGTATTTTAACTTTTCTTTTGTCTAAAAAATCGTTCCATTTTATGCCTAAATAACATCTTTTAACCTCCAACCAATCTGCTAATTTTCTTAATCCTTTAATCATAATTTATTTTTTATATTGGACAATTAATTGTTGTTTGAAATGACGTGAATTCAAGCGGTGCGTAAACATAAACGTAAACAGGGCTTAATGTACTAACTGTAAATGTCGCTGATCCTTGACCGATACCCTGTATTGTTTCTGGAGGTAAACCTCTGTCAGCCAAAGCATTGTTTAAATCTGTTTGGTAAAATGTGCTACCCCTGTATCCTGTGTCTAAAATTACAACTCCGTCTTGCACTATAACCCATTTGTCTGGTATGTCGTACGCTTGATATATCAAAGTCGATGTGCCTGTAACTCCTAGATTAAACACATATCGTTCAGGATAGTCTTGATTACCTGTGTACGTGTATTGCGTTCCACAAGTACCCTCGATTAAAGAACAAAATTCTGGAAACTCTGGAGCGGTAAATTTGTTGCTTTCATTACCCCACCAAGAAGAACAATATATTTGTCCCCAATTAATTTGATTTGCCATAACTTTTTTCTTTTATATTCACTAATAGTAATAACTATTTGTCTTTATTTTTATCCATTAACCACCACTTATGTAAAGTGTATCCTATTGAAACTAACATCAGTGTTAATTTTAATACCACGTCTATATTTGTGAAACTAATCATTAAGCTACCCCCATTAAGTGCGTATATTTTTAAATCTGTAAAATTCATTATTCTGTGTAATTATAACCTGCAAAAGTGTGAGCACCATTGCCGTCTGTTTCTATTTCTTTTGACCTCCAACCATATGGCTCATCAAGTTCTTCATTCTCATCTGTAATTAAATCTTTTTGCCACAATACATCAACCGAATACATATTGCTATATTTTGCATCTGTAACTATTTCTTCGTTCTCGTCAAAAGTAGGTTCTTCAATCATAATAAAACCCAACTCAACAAA